CTCCAATATAGTGCAAGCTCATATCTATCATGTAAATCAATCTCATGAATAGGTTTGAGCACCGCACTAATGCTGAGAGATCGCCATCCCCCGCGTTGCCAGTCCGGATGTCGCCTATATCGAAGATGTAAATTCTTTACAGGTGTTCCCGGCTGGACCACGAGTCCGAAGAGATTCGGATCGCTCACAAAAGGTATCTGTAAGCGACCTGATGAATCTCGAATGGCTCGTCTCCTCTTTAGGTACTTACTCTCCCCTAAAAGGGGTTTGTAGAGTGCCTGTCTCACGTACCACCGACGCAGATTCATATAACCATATGAAAGCGCGCTGTTGGCACCCTCGACAAAGGAGATGATCCTTTTAGGATTTACAGATCCGTTATAGAAAGGGATCGTAAATCTGACAAAGGTGATATCTCTACCCTCGTGGTAATACTTACCACAAGATTCACGGCACGTTTGAGAAGCACGAAAACTCTTCTCGACGTTAACCTTGAATCGTAGAGCAATCAGCATGTGGATGACATCGTCCGTGACTCTAGAGTCACAAACAATGTCGTCGCCATAGACTGTGGGTTCAAAGAGCCTAGTCGAGTAGGGTGTTCGACAAAAATCATGAACACACCGCTCAACCTCAGCCCGTGAGAAACCACAGTCGCGTTTGTACTTGAAACGCAAGCTAGCCAAGAGGACGACGCTCAGAAAAACGATGCACTGTGTGGGAAAGCATAACGCTGACCCCATAGGCGCGAATTTCTGCATGACGTACTCCTCCTCATCATACCTGACAACACTGGATCGGGTCGCGTGAAAATATTTCACCCAACTCGTTGGGAAGATGGCTTTCACCAAATCCCATCCAACGGAGTCCGATGCTGATGAGAGGTCGATTGTATCGAGATTGAGATAGGTTGAACCTATCTCAGCCCAACGCTGATTACGGGTTTGATCATTGATAGAAACAAATCTATCAATGTCACTCACATGAAAAGCGTTGAGTAGCATATAGAGTATACCTTGTTGAAGGTACATTCTTTGTGCAGGCTCCATACAAATCGATCGGGTCTTGGATATGTCTTTAGGGACATCCATCCAAGTTGCTCGTGTTTCAACCTTCTCAGGTGAGGACCTGTGAAGCGTAGCATATTCATACCAGTCTTCGAGTGGATTGAAGCTGGTGGTGAATAAGCGCATACCCTTCGGGTCTAGGTCGATCGCTCGATGTTTTCTGTCGAGATATCTTCCTAACCCTTCCGACACTTGACCAGGACCATGTTTTGGAAAAAACTTGGTTCGATCTGGTGCGGGAAGGATGGTGTGGACAATTGTGCGAAGATCATCACATATGTCCATATCCAACTGTTGGGTAGCCAGTCGTTCTTCGACCTCAAGCCAGTTGCAAAAGGCAACTTCTTTGAGGTCATCCCTCTCAAACTTCGCCTTCTTCAAAAAGAAGAGGAAGGAGAGAAGGTACCTGAAGAACTCAGCACTGCCGAGTCTGAAGAATGCATGGTACTCCTTAAATACAGGAGTATCGAGCATGCCTTCAACGAAGACCCGTTCAACCGGGCCTGCATGGTGAATCGACTCAAGAGATAGGAGTAGATTCG